GGCAAAGCAGACTTAGACATTATTGCTGAAAATCTTTTTATAGATCGTATAGAAGTTAGATAATGGCAAACTGGACTTATAATGGTAGTGTTGTAGATATATTACCAGAAGACTGCGAAGCATTTGTTTATTTGATTACTAACACTACAAACAATAAAAAGTACATAGGTAAAAAGTTAGCAAAGTTCAAAACAACCAAACCTCCCTTAAAAGGCAAAAAGAATAAACGTCGTGGTACAAAGGAAAGTGATTGGCGTACATATTGGGGGAGTTCAGATCATTTAAATGCAGATGTCGAAGAACTTGGAGAAAGCAGTTTTACTAGAGAAATATTACATTATTGTCCTAGTAGAGGTGTTGCAAGTTACTTAGAAGCACAAGAACAATTTGAAAGAAAAGTGCTACTCACAGACGAATATTACAATGGTATTATCAATGTGAGAGTAGGTGGCTCAGAAATTCTTAAAGAGTCACTGACAAAGAAATAACTATATACACTTAAGGCACATTCAGACACCAAGTCATACTAATACAGGCACACATAGGATCATACACCGGCCCCAACCGAGGCATATTAAATCGGGCTCTTTGACAATCCGGCAATGGAAACACCCGGTGCGAGATTCTGGAGATGTATGACGGCAAAGATACAAACACACGATAAACAGTATTAAAAGTATTCAGGCTCTGGGAAAAAGCAACCTGAGAATTAATATAAACGAACTCCACAAGTTTATATTAGTTTCCGTAAGTGCGAAAGCAGTGACGGTAGTGTATGGGGACAAAAGGCTTACTGGTTCCTAATAGCACCCGAGTTGGAGATGGCGATTGTCCATCGTGATGACCATTTTTTAATTCATCTGGCAACAGGTGAATTTTGGCTCTTGTTTCGTGATAACGGAGTTAATTTCAAACAAGTGAAAGAGTGTAGTGAAACGAAACGATTGAATGTAGTTTGATAAGACACGAAGTGTCTATAAAGTGCTTAACCCTAAAATATTATAGATAATCATCTGTATCTTTACCTGCTTTCTTGTTAATGAAGTCTGTTAGAGTTTTAGCAAATAATTCGCGTTCTAATCTAGATAATAGCATACAGTCAAAATAGGATATAGTACCGCTAGAATATACTACCAGTTCCATAATTTGTTTTTGTAGTTGGGTCGACTCGTCTTTAAGCCTCTTTAGGTACCCAACAATAGCGTCGGGCTCAGCCGAACCTAGGAAGCCATGAAAAAATTTACAGGGTCAAACGATATAGTATTTTCAAATGTTTCTTCACATTTTTCACATTCAAAAGTAGCCTGATCCGCAATTCCTATATTATTAATAGTATTAGTTTCTTCGCTTATTGTTTTTCCAATATGCCCATCGCAATTTTCTAAAAATTCTAATATTTGCATACGATCAGTTACTACAATATCTTTATCTTTGTTTAGAATAGTAATGCTTTGTACACTATCAACTAGTAATTCAAAATTAGATGAAGCAAGACGTACAAAGTTTTCATTAAATAATTTTAACCTATCTAAATCATCTGGTATATCACTGAGTGATTGTAGACTTCTAGTACTTTGAAAATTTGCTAAGCCGGCTTTTACTGTACTTCTGTAAGTGTAAGGCCTAAGTTCAATAACTAATTCATCGCCAACATTAAGTTTATAACTTTCTTCTAATGTACCCATTAATTCTAATACATTTTCAGCACTTAAAGTAATTTCGCAAACTTCTTCGCATTTTGGACAAGGTGCATTAATTGGAATATCGTCATTGTTTGAAGCACCAGTAATTGCTACTAATAGTGCATCAACATCAGGTGCATATATGTCTAAAGGCTTTTTAATATTTGGACAACAACTCATTAATAGTTGTGTTGTTGCTTCTCCGTTTAATAATGCATCAGGATTTTTCATCATGATTTCATCTTTTGCAGTCATAGGAAAAATAGGAATCTCTCCTGACTCTGGTATTTCTATAACATCTTCTGAGTATAGACTTGTACCACTAGGTAACTTAACATATAATTTAGGAGACCTAAAGTGGTTTACTAATGGATTTGGTTGATTTGTCATGTATTAAAACTCCTGTTAATAAACTTGATAAATATACATGTGATACTATCGTTATATTTATCACAGTTAAAACTATAGTTAATGGATTTTGAATGGCAGACTGGACAAAAATAACAATTGATATAGACGGCAATCCGCAGTCTGTTGAATTGCCTGCCTATGCAAAACAAAGCACACAAGAAGAAATGCTTAAGGCTTTGGAAAAATTAGATGGAAGTTTTAATACAAAAACTCTGGAAAAATCAATCAATAACCTTTCTAACGAAACATCCAGCAATTCTAAAACATTTAAAAAGTCAATGGACGATTTCACTAAAGAGATGGATCGGTCAAATGAAAAAATAAGAAAAAGTTATGAAGTAGCAATTGGTGAATTTACTGGTAGTGTTTTTGATACTATTGGAAAAGTTGGTTTAACATTAGGTGGAATATTTTTAACAGGTTTAACTGTAACAGCCGGTAGGGCAATAAATTTAGGAAATGTATTTAACGATCTAACAAAATCCGGTATTGCATTTAACGAAAGTCAAGGCCGAGCAGTAATGCAATCTCTGATTAATTTTAATAACTTAGGTATTAGTACAGAAGATGCAACAGATATTATGATGGACAATTCTCAAGTTACGAGATTGTTGACTGGAGGCATTGCTAATGCAACAGCAGAATTTTTAAAATTAACAAGTTATGGTGTTAATTTAGGTTTAACATTAGATGATTCTGTTAATATGTATACTAAAGAATTAACTGCAAGAACAGAATATCTTAATTTAGGAACTGTAGATGCAAAACAGCGATCTCTACTTACTGCAAACATTGTAGACACCACAAGAAAACAAGTAATTTATGCCCAAGCATTAGGTACTAGTGTTGAAGCAATACAAAGTTTTGTAAGAAATGTATTAGACGACAACGGTGCATTTTCTTCAGCATTGTTAAGAGTGCCTACTATGGCAAGAGAAAATTTATTAAAAGGCGCAACAGACTTTTTAGGTACCATGAGAGCATTAGGTGGCGAAGTAGGTGGCGAACTTGGGGCGGCTACTTTAGAAGCCGCAACATTTGGCGCATTAGGATTCTCTGATGCGGCAATGAATTTTGTCACAGTATTACCATCGTTAGCATCAACAATGAACGGTGCAATCAGAGATTTTGAGAGCGGTGTATTAGATGGTGCAGATGTATCTGAACAGTTTGCTCAACAATTAGGCAATCTTTCAAATGTTGAACGTGATAGAATATTTGCTTTTGCAAGGGCAGGCGATGAGACTGCTAAAGAATTAGCAAAAGCAGTTGTTCAATTTGAACAGTCTGCAAAAAGATTAGAAAAAATGGGGTTAGATCCTATACCTGTACAAAAAGGATTTAATGCTTTTAATGTAATTGTTAAAAGGTTTAGTACTATAATTGATCAAGTTCTTAACACATTTATGTCTGGATTTGGAGACGGGTTACTAGATGTTACTACCAGTATGGAAAACCTTACACATTCTTTCTTTAGATTTGTGAATACAGCATTAGGTGATGCTGAAACCGGCTTAATGGATTTTGGTAGAAGAGTAGGACAAAAAACTGCTGAATTTATTGACTATCTAGATGGATTAATGACTGCGTTAACCGAGTCAGGTATGACATTTAAAGAACTTGGTGAGATGGTAAAGGTAGGTATATCGACACTTTTAGAAAAATCAATGGAGGCTCTCGTAGAGGGTTTAGTATATGCAATGGAACTGCTATTTACCCACCCAAAAGTAATAGGTGCCATGGTAGCCTTAATTACAGCATTAGCATTAACCAGAGGAATACCATTAGTACCTACTAAAGGAAAGGTGCCGACTTCTACAAAAGTAGCCACCACAGTAGCCACCGGAGCCACTGTGAGTACTGCCGCAGGTTCAATTCTAGGAGCAGATGGTAATCCAATTAGTTCAGATGGCCCAGATAAACCCAAATCACCTAAAAAACCAGGCTTGGGTAAAGTAGTAGGCAAAGGCCTTTTTACCAAAATACTTGCACCTATAGGTGCATATATGGCTGTTTCTGAAGGTGTAGCAGGTGCCCAAACTGGAGAAGGTGGATTGCAAAAAACCGGCAGAGGAATTAGTTCTGCTGTAAATAACTTGTCTTTCGGTGTAATAGGCAAATCTTCAGATGAATACAGATATAAAGACGAAGCATTTAAATTTGGAAATGAAACGTTAGCAATGGCTAACCAAACTGGCGGAATAGTTGACTTTACAGAAGAGACAATGATGTCAGCAGTAAAGACAGCATTCCAAAAAGACAAAGAAACACAGGAAAAATACAGACAAGCCTTAATACAATTCTTAGAAAATCAAGACACTATTAAGAGTAGGCATGTAGCAATGGACAATCGTAACCCAAATTCAGAAGGTTATATCCAACCAGATGCAACATTTAGTGACGACAGCATGTCGTCGTTACTTATGAGTTTAAATAGATTAATTAAGATTAATGAACAAACCAAAAAATCCACAAAAGCAATAGAACAAAATTCATAATATATCAATTCACATTGAACTAGTTGACAATATACGATAAATAGTGTATTATATACATAAAGGATTAATATGAGTTGGAGAAAATATTTTACATCAGTCGATAACAGCGGTTTACCGTTAAACGTAACTGGTAGTAAAGATACTTCAGGCCCAGGAGCCGCAACAAGTAGGTATGCTAGTTGGTTACCTGAAGTTTATGCTGGAAGTCCTAATAGGCTCATGAGATATATGCAGTATGATCAGATGGATAATGATCTAGAAGTCAATGCCGCATTAGATACTATTGCAGAATTCGGCTCACAAGCAGAAGCAACTTCAAAATTTCCATTTGAATTAAGTTACAAAGGAAAACCAAGCGATACTGAAAATAAAATCCTTACAAAATCATTAGAACAATGGTGCAGACTTAATGAAATGCATAAAAGAGCATTTAGAATATTTCGTAGCACAATAAAATATGGCGATCAATTCTTTATTAGAGATCCAGAAACATACAAACTTTACTGGGTCGATCCAGCAAACATAGAAAAAGTCATTGTAAACGAAAGTGAAGGTAAGAAAATTGAAACTTATTTTATAAAAAATTTACAAGCAAACTTTGAACAGTTAGTAGCAACTGATGTTGCACCTTTGCATTCGAGACCATATGGTGCAGGTGGCGGCATGATGGCTGGCGGTAATGTAGGAACATCAACTGGTAATTATTTGACAGGTGCTATGGACGGTGTAGACCAAGGATCACCTGTAGATGCTAAACACATTGTACATGTTAGTTTAACAGAAGGTATGGATCATGCATGGCCATTTGGTGTTAGTATTCTTGAACCTATATTTAAAGTGTTCAAGCAAAAAGAACTATTAGAAGATTCTATTATTATATACAGAGTACATAGAGCACCTGAAAGACGTGTGTTCTTTATTGATGTTGGTAATATGCCACCTCACAAAGCAAGACAGTATTTAGAGCAAGTTAAATATGAAGTACAACAAAAACGTGTACCAAATAAAAACAAAGACGGCAACGGTGTAGCAGATGCGGCCTATAACCCAATGAGTATGTTAGAAGATTACTTCTTTGCTCAAACGGCAGATGGTAGAGGTAGTAAAGTTGATACTTTACCAGGCGGTGAAAACTTAGGACAAATAGACGACCTTAGATATTTTAATAATAAACTACTTAGAGGTTTGCGTATACCTAGCAGTTATCTTCCTTCAGGACCAGAAGACGGGTCAGCAATGTATAATGACGGTAAAGTAGGTATTGCATATATACAAGAATATAGATTTGCTAGATACATAGAACGACTACAGAAACAAATACAGGAAGATCTAGACCACGAATTTAAAATGTTTATAAAATACAGAGGTATTGATATAGACAGTAGTGGATTTGAAATAACATTTAATCCACCAATGAACTTTAGTTCTTACAGAGAGTTATCATTAGATGCTGAACGTGCCACACTCTTTAACCAAGTTGCCGCAATACCATATTTAAGCAATCAGTTTAAATTACAAAAGTATCTAGGTCTAACAGAATTAGAAATGAAACAAAACGAAGAACTATGGCGTAAAGAAAACGATTATCAAAAATACACAGATGACAGCACAGACGCAGATTTAAGAAATATTGGTATAAGACCAGATCCTAATGCAATGGTAGATCCTGGAGCAAGTATTCCTTTCGATCAAGTACCTCCTAGTCCCGAAGGCGATTTAGGTATAAATACTACTGGAGAACCTGGATTAGGTGGTGACGTACCACCAGAGGTATAATATGAGATTAAATGAATTTTACAATCCTGAATTTGACGAATTTCAAAAACGTACTCAGGACGATACTAGAAAGCCTAAACTTACCTTAGAGCAATTAAATAAAATGCGTAAAATCAAAGCAATTAAAAATGCCGAGAATGCAGAGCATGATAAGTTTGTAAAAACAATGTATATGCCACCTGCACAAGATGCCGGGATGATGTAAACCTAACTTGTGATCACACAGTTATTACATACAGAAAAAAGTACACACATAGAAATACTTTTACAATCGTCGAATGAACTTCCTACACGTTTAAAAAATACTTTATTAAATTTACATCATAGTACAAAAGATTTTGTATTAGACTATTCTACAGAACGTAATCATTATTTAGATCGAGTTAATAGCACAAAAGATATTTTTACTGCTATATTAGATATTCTTGACTATTGCAATATAGACCCTAATAGAGTTACATTTTTATCAGGCAATTATCTTATAAGCGAAAATTACGAAAGATATTGTGATTTATACGATAGACCTAAATTTAAGACAGTTGCAACTAAAGAGTTTTGGTTAAAACAAACCGTAGATACACATACAGATATATCTGATAATTATAGCGATAGCATCAGGCCTTATTATTTTAGTTGTCTAAATGGTGTTTCTAGACCTCAACGTATTCAAGCATGTGAATTTTTATTTGAAAATAATCTTATAGATAAAAGTAAATGTACCTTTATGTTTGATAGAGATGCTATAAACTTGTTTTATGATAAATCACTGGGTTATATAGCAGAACAGTTACCAATAGAGATTCAGCCAAAAAGAGATCAATCTGGGTATCATATGTGTCATGCACCTCAACATCAAGACTTTTATGATGTTTTTTATGGTTCTTATTTTGATGTTATAACAGAAACAAGTGCTGGCTTTTATGTGCCTTTTTCTTGGTGGAAAGACATATTTTATACTGAAAAACTGTGGAGAAGTATATTTTACAAACGTCCTTTTTTACTTATAGGCGATTATAAAGCATTAGACCAATTAAAGAAAATAGGATTTAAGACTTTTGAAAATATATTATTTGATGAATCCTATGATAATATATTTGACCCTGAGCAACGTGTAGATGCTGTTTTAGAGCAAACAAAAAACATTTGTTCTAAGTATACAATACAAGAGTTACATGATTTATTAAATTCTTCGCAAATAAATGAAGTTTTAGAATTTAACTATAATATGATAAATAAACTTGCACAATCATAAAATACAGTAAAACACTCGTATCACATCAAAATCACACCGTTTTACACAGTAAAACACACCTTATATATAAGTATTAGACATAAGTTGTAAAAGTTATTTTACAGTTACGACATTTTATTCGATTAAAGGAGGCCATAATGTCAGAATCAAGAAGTAAATTAGAAGAAATTCTTGAACTTCTCCTTGCTGAAGAAAACGAAAAAGCGGAAGAAATGCTTCATGAGTATGTTGTTGCAAAAGCAAGAGCAGAATATGAAAAAGTTTTAGACGAAGACGTTTCTGAAGAAGAAGAAATTGAAGAAGCAGAAGAGTCAGAAGACGAAGCAGTTGAAGAATCAGAGGAATCTGAAGAAGAGGCTGTTGAAGAAGCAGAAGAGTCAGAAGAAGAAGCAGTTGAAGAAGAGTTTGAAGTTGATGAAGTAATTGATCAAACAAACGATTTTGAAGACGATATCCTTGCTGATGAAGAAGAAATTGCTTCAGACACATTCGGCGAAGAAGATGATGAAGAAGCACCTGAAGGTGAAGAAGACTTAGAAGATAAAGTTGACAACATCGAAGATGAGTTGGAAGATCTTAAAGCAGAATTTGAAAAATTATTAGCAAACGACGACGAAGCAGACATGGAAGACGGCGAAGAAGCAGAAATGGATGCAGACGACATGGAAGATGAACTTGATTTAGAATCAGTTGAATATGATCTAGATGAAGAAATTCGAGATGAAGACGTTGTTGAAGAAGCAACCAAATTACAAGATAAAGTTGCAGATCCAAAAGGCGGCGCAGGTGAAGGCGAAGGCGAAAGTCCTTTAACAAAAGCACCTAAGAAAACTACAGTTAGCGGAGCAGGTACACCTGTTAAAGCAAAAGATGGTAGCGACGGCAACATGGGTAACAACAAACCAGCAGATAACACACCTACAGACAACATTAAGGTTGAACCTAAAAAGGCATAAGTCTTTCTAAGTAGGAGTTAAACAATGGCAAATAAGTTATACGAATATATGAGTCCAGAGCAATCTAAGGTTCAGATTACTGAATCTGAGGATGGCAAAAATTTATATATGTCAGGCCTATTTATTCAAGGCGATGTAAAAAACCAAAACGGTAGAGTATATCCAAAAGAAGAAATACAAAAGGCTGTTAAAAGTGTAACTGAAAGGTTGTCAAAAGGTGAAACTGTAATGGGTGAGTTAGATCATCCAGAAGAGTTACAAATTAACCTAGATAGAGTGAGTCATATCATTACAGATATGTCATGTGATGACTCAAATGGTTTAGGTAAACTAAAAATCATAGAAACACCTATGGGAAATATTGCAAAAGCATTATTACAATCAGGAGCAAAACTGGGCGTATCAAGTAGAGGTAGCGGAAACGTAAACGAAAGTGGACGAGTAAGCGACTTCGATATAGTAACAGTAGACATTGTGGCTCAGCCCAGTGCACCAGATGCCTTTCCTAAGACAATCTATGAAAGTTTATTTAACATGCGTGGCGGAGCAACATTGTTTGATACCGCTAGTGCATTAACACACGATAAAAGTGCAGAAAAACATTTAATGAAGGCTATCACTGGCTTCATTAATGAATTAAAAATAAAGTAGGAGACTACGATGGCAGTGAATTTTAAAGATCTACTTGAGAATGCGGAATTAACAGAAGACGTTAAATCTGCTCTTCAAGAAGCATGGGATTCTAGAATTTCAGAAGCCAGAGAAGAACTAACTGCAGAACTTAGAGAAGAATTTGCTCAAAGATACGATCATGACAAAGGTCAAATTGTTGAAGCAATGGACAAATTTATCTCAGAAAAAGTAGAAGCAGAGATTTCTTTAATAGCAGAAGAAAAAGATGCCCTAGCAGGTGATCGAGTTAAGTATCATAAAGCCATTAGTGAGCATGCCAAAGTGCTTGACAAATTTGTAACTGAAATGGTTGCAAAAGAAGTTAAAGAACTTAGAGCAGATAGAACAAGAACAAGTGAACATGTGACGAAATTAGATGATTTTGTTACTGAGCAACTTGCTAGTGAACTATCAGAGTTCCACGAAGATAAGAAATCTTTAGTAGAACAAAAAGTCAAAATGGTAAAAGAAGGCAAGAAGCAATTAGCAGAAGCCAAAAAAGACTTTATTAGAAAAGCGGCTGACAAAGTGGAAACAGTTGTCAACAAGACTATTACTAATGAAGTTAAATCTTTCCGTGATGATATTACTAAGGCTCGTGAAAACGACTTCGGTCGAAGAATTTTTGAAGCATTTGCAAATGAATTTAACGTAAGTTATCTGAATGAAGCAAAAGAAATCAAGAAAGTACAGAAACAAATCGCTGAGATGGAAACTAAACTTAATGAATCTAAGCAAATAATTGCTGAGAAAGAGGATGCAGTTAAATTAACTGAATCTAAGTTAAGAATAGCAGAAGATCAAATGAATCGTAAAGAAACATTAAATGATCTAATGGCACCACTTGGTAAAGAGAAGAAAGAAATCATGTCAGATTTACTTGAAAGTGTAAAAACTGAAAAACTGGAAGAGTCCTTTAATAAGTACTTACCTTCAGTTTTAGATGGAGATACACCAAGAGTGAAGAAGACGTTGTCAGAATCAGTTACTAGTGAATATACTGGTAATAAGGCGGCTGTAATAACTGCAGAAGCCGATGACAAAGCGGAAAATATCGTAGAAATTGATATGATCCGTAAATTAGCCGGACTTTCAAAATAACAGGAGTTAGAAATGGCAGAATTATTTGAAAGCAACTGGTCCGCAACTAAAGACGCTTTGCTTGAAGGCTTATCTGGAAACAGAAAATCTTCATTAGATGTGGTCCTCGAAAATACAAAGAGACATTTGTCAGAGGCCGCAACAGCAGGTGCCACAGGCGCAGGTTCAGTAGCAACATTAAACAAAGTTATGTTACCATTAATTAGAAGGGTTATGCCTTCTGTTATTGCTAACGAACTAGTAGGCGTTCAGCCTATGACTGGTCCAGTAGGACAAATCCACACACTAAGAGTCCGTTATGCGGAAACTGGTGGTGGAGCAACAGCAGGTGACGAGGCTTTAAGTCCTTTTAAACTTGCAGGTACCTATGCAGGTTCTCCAGATGCAACAGCATCTGCTGAAGGACAAGCAGGTAAAAAAATGTCAATCCAAATCTTAAAAGAAACTGTCGAAGCAAAGACAAGACGTTTAAGTGCTAGATGGACATTTGAAGCGGCGCAAGATGCAGAAGCAATGCATGGTGTAGACGTTGAAGCAGAAATTATGCAGGCTCTTGCACAAGAGATTGTAGTTGAAATCGACCAAGAAATTATCGGTTCACTAAGATCACTAGCAGGAACAGGCACAAATAACTTAGACTTTGGTTCTTTAAGTGGTCAGAGTGTGTATGTCGGTGATAGACATGCGGCATTGGCTATTGAGATCAACAGAAGTGCTAACAGAATCGCGGCTAGAACAAGACGTGGTGCTGGTAACTACATCGTTGTTTCTCCAGAAGCATTGACTGTTTTACAAAGTGCATCAACATCAACATTTGCTAGAACAACTGAAGGTTCTTTTGAAGCACCTACAAACACTAAGTTTGTTGGAACACTAAACGGAACAATCAGAGTATTTGCTGATAACTACGCGGCTGACGGTACAGACGTATTAGTAGGATACAAAGGTTCATCAGAAACTGATGCTCCAGCATTCTACTGTCCTTATATCCCATTAATGAGCACAGGTCCAGTTATGGATCCTGCTACATTTGAACCAGTAGTGTCATTTATGACAAGATATGGTTACAAAGAACTTACTAACACAGCAAGTTCATTGGGTAACGCGGCGGACTACGTTGATCACATTACGTTGCAAAACGTGTCCTTCCAGTAAGAACTAGTTCTTAACAGGAAATTTAAAGCACACCTTCGGGTGTGCTTTTTTTTGACTTTTTTAAATTGTGATAAATAGTTACATATTAAGATTAAAGGATTTATTTAATGGCAACTAAACGTACCTACATAAATGCAAACGAAGAACTTATCGTTCAAGGTAAACTATTAGTTCAAGGAAATGCAAGTTTTCAAGGTAATGTTACACAAATAGAAGATACTACAGTTGTAACAAATTTACAAGGCGAAACATTTACAATTAATTCTGACGGTGACAATGTTACTGCAAGTATTAATCTAAACAGTAACGGTTCATTGGGAACGTTGTCTTTTGCAGATGGCGAAAATATAAAAGTTGAACCTGGATTAGAAGGTAACATTATAGTAGGTTCAGGCCAAACACTTACAGTAGCCGGCGGTGCTAGTATAAACGGTAATGTATTTTTTGGTAATGTATCAGGTACAGCGGCAGAAGCCACAGTTTTAGAAACTGCAAGAGGCTTTAGTATCACAGGAGACGGCACAGCACCATCAGTAAGTTTTGATGGTAGTCAAAATGTTGCACTTAATTTTACTTTAGATACATCAGGTGTTAGTGCTGGAACATATGGTAATGCAAGTACTATACCTTCATTCACAGTAGACAGCAAAGGTCGATTAACTTCAGCAAGTCAAAGTACAGTTTATATTACAAGCAACGAAGTATCAGATTTTAATACTGCTATAAGCAGTTATATAGTTGGCGGAGCAGGACTTACAGAAACATCAGGAGATATTGCTGTAGGACAAGGAACAGGTTTAACAGTTAATGCAGATGATGTTGCATTGAATGTAAATTATGTACTAGAACAATTTTCAACTACTAACGTAACAACTCCGGGTGATAGTGACCTATTATCTAATTCACATTTATCATATAATGCTGGCGTATTTACATTTACTGCTCCTCTTATATCAGATGTAAGAACAACAATATCAGGCGGTGGCGGTGTAACATATAATAGCGGCACAGGACAATTAGGCATAGATGGTTCAACAGTATTTTTAACAGGTAATGATTATGATTCTGGTTCGCCTCTAAACGGAAATATATTATTTGATGGCGGACAAATTGCATTCGGTTCAAGTACAGATGTTTTTGCAAACGTAACAGTTACATTACCATCTACTGATGGTGCTAATTATTCATCAGGTGATAGCGGTGGTTCTAAACGTGTTGCAACTACAGAATATGTAGAAGCCGCAATCAATGCCTTAGTTGGCGGCGCTCCTAGTACATTAGATACATTAAATGAACTTGCGGCGGCACTCAATGACGATGAAAACATTGGTGCTTCTGTAGTACAGAATACCACTGACATTGCAACTTTAAATGCAACAACTATTACAGCAGGCGATGGATTAACTGGTGGCGGATTATTTAATGCAAATATCACTATAAATGCAGTAGGCGGAAACGGTATTACTGCAAATGCAGATGACATAGAAATAGATACAAGTGTAGTTGTTGATGTAAGTTCAAATCAAACAATAGCAGGTACTAAAACATTTAGTGATGAATTAATAGTACCAAGTAGTGCAGTTACTACAGCAGGTGGTATTTACTATGATGCTAGTAGTACAAAAGCATACATTTATATAAATGGTGCACCACAAGAAATTACACCAGCGGCAAGTGTAGGCACAGTAGCAGATGTTGGCTCAAGTGGTATAAATGTTTATTCAGGTAATATTGCAACAGGTAATACTACAACACATTATATTAAAAGTATAGATGGCGGCACATACACTAATGCAACAGAATCAAGTAATGTTATTACTATAGATGCAGATATTAGTGCTGTTCGAGGTGCATTTAGCGGAAGCGGAGATTTATCATACAACAGCGGCACAGGTGCATTTAGTTTTACAGAAAGAACAGATTCAGAAGTTAGAGGTTTATTAAGCGGCACAGGTGCAATTAGTTATGACAGTGGCACAGGTGTTATATCAACTACTGCTGATAATTTTAGCAGTTGGGGATTTACAACAGATAGTGCTGGCACAGAATCAATTACAAGCGGCGAAACATTAACGTTTGCAGGCGGCACAGGTGTTAGTATTACACATAGCGGCAACACAATTACAATCAACGGCCAAACAGGCGACATTACATCGGTTGCGGCAGGCTCCGGCCTAAGCGGCGGTGGCTCTAGTGGAGCAGTTACATTATCACTTGATAATTCAGCAGTAAGAGGTTTGTTTAGTGGTTCCGGTGACATAAGTTATAATAGTTCAACTGGTGAATTTAGTTTTACAGACTCAGATAGAAGTGATGCTACTATAAGAGGATTGTTCAGTGCAGGTGGAGATTTAAGTTATAATAGTTCAACAGGTGAATTCAGTTTTACAAATGATGCAGGTGATATTGAAAGTGTTACTGCTGGTAATGGTTTAACAGGCGGCGGGTCAAGTGGCGGCGTTACACTAAATGTTGTCGGCGGTTATGGTATTGATGTTAATGCAAATAATATAGAAGTTGCTAACAGCGACATTCAAACACAGGCAAATGTTGCTATAGATAATAAAGTTACAACTTCTTTTGTAAATGCATTAAACGTAAATGCAACCACAGTAGATGGTATAGATGCTACACAGTTTTTGAGAAGTGATGCTACAGATTCACATAGTGGTAATATTTCACCTAGTGTTAATAACTCGTTAGGGTTAGGTTCATCTAGTAGCAAGTATGCAGAAATATATGCTACAAAATTTATAGGCGATGTAGACGGAACAGTTGACGACATAAGCAACCATACTAGTACCATAAGAGGCCTATTTAGTGCTTCAGGCGACATTAGTTATAACAGCGGAACAGGTGCATTTAGTTTCACTAATGATGCTGGTGACATAGAAGGTGTTACAGCAGGAAATGGTT